TATAGCATTAACACTATCTTTTGTTATATGTAACTTGTATCTGCGCATTATGTCAAGACCTAAATGTATGCCTGCACCTTTTTTAGCAGGTTTTATGTTAAATCCCTGTCTGTATATTTCTTCAATTGACTTAGGTTCTGCACTGTCGCCAATTATTTCTGCTTGCCTACTAATGCCTAGTTCTTTTAATTTATTTGCCAAATCTGTGTTTGTCAATCTTTTTTCGTACAATAATTCTTTTATATATAACTGGTCATCTTGTTGCCTAACTTCTACTAGTGCTGTTGGTGAATTTGTAAATCCAAAGTCTAAACCATAGCCAATTAATTTACCTTGCATATCATCAACCAAATTAAAATTTCTAAAAATCATAGTTTGTATTGTTCCAATCTCGCCAAGACCGTACACTCGCCAATAATCAGGATCTAATTCTTTTAATCTTTCAATCTCTGCTATTGTGTCTGCATCTAAAAATGGATTGGCTTGGTATGTAGATTGTAAAAATGTACAATCATCTCTGGTATGCACCTTTTCGTATATCCACGAATATGGATCAGAAGGATTGTAATCTAAATATATTTTATCTGTTGTTCTAAGAATCAGTTGTTGCCAATCCTCGTAGCTAAATTCATTTGCCTCATTTAGCCACAGATAGTTTCTTTTACGACCTCTAATTTTTTGTGGTTGGTCAACACTAATAAATTCTATAATGTTACCGTTTAATTTGTATGATAGATCGGATTTATTGTGGTTTTCTTCTAAATATAAATCAAGTTCTTTTAGAATGTTCAACACATCACGATATGCAGTACCTTTTAGTGCAGGTAGTGTTTTACGACAAATAGTAAACACTTTGCCAGTTTCTTCTAAGCATTTGACAATAAACAATTGACAAAGCGAATAGGTCTTGCTAGATCTTGTCCCCCCTTGTAGACAAGTGATTCTAGTTTTAGACCCATACGCCTTGTGAAATACATTTGTTGTTTTAATCTTTGCCTGTGTCAATAACCTCTATTTTTAAATCAGTTAATGGTTTGCCACCACTTGTTATATCAACCTTTTCTGCATATCCCCTATCTCTTGCCTTAGACTTCAAGTAAAAAATAATACTTGTTTCTTTGCCTCTGGCTATGTTTTTTATCAATTCACCCTCTACATAGTCAATTTGTGCCTCTTGTATTTCTTTGACTATTTTGGCAAATTCCTCATCCTCTTTTATATATCTGTAATATGTTGATCTACTTATGTTGCCAGCTTTTTTACAAGCGTGTGCAATTAAACCTTGTGTGTCTCTTAGTGCTTGTATTAGTTTTTCTTTTTTACTCATTTATTATATTTTTTTGCTTTCTATATTTTACCAAACAATTATCACTACATAAATAATCTTTGTAAGGCAAATATATTATGTGGTTATATTCTATTTTACTGCTACATATATAGCAATATTTAATTTCCTCTTTTTTATTGTGTACCATTTGTACAATTTACTCTGTTTTTTTATACTTTTCGTCTACAATGACTGGTACAGCATTATTCCAAGCAATACGATGGTGTAATCTTTTGTGTCTGTTTCCTAATAAGCTAATACCAGTACAACTAGGTGAAAACAATACTGTATAAAATGATTTGACATATGTACCACCGTCTAAATAAAATTCTGTTAATCCACCACTATTGCTTTGTGTATCTAATTGTTCTAATCTTATATCAACTATTGTCAAAAATATATCACCTAGTGTGCCTAATCTAACATAGGTATTAACATCTTCGTTTATTCTGCCTATAAATTTAAATGGTCTATCAGTGCTACACACAAAAAAGTTCATTGCCTTACGAGTCAATTTATGTACAAATTGTCTGGAGTGTTCGCCAGCCACAAAATCACCACCTTGTGAAATGCAAAGTGCTTTGGCATTTGTAGATATATAGTATTTCAAAAGTTTATTAAACATACTATCTAAATTTTGTATAATTCTTGATTTAGTGACATAATTATTGTTATTGTCAATAGTATACCTAAATTGTGTATAATCATCGTCTAGAACTATAAAATATTTTATTTTTAATTTTTTAGCAATATCAAATACAGCATTTCTAGCATAAACAACAACCCTATCGTCATCAAAGTTATCGCCAATGTCAAAAGTGTTTTTATAATCGTTTTTATCAAATGTAACGACATTTTTATAGTTTGCATTATATTCTTCTAACATAGTGTCGTCTGTTGAACACACCAAATATATTTGTCCTGTATAATTCTGTTTGCTTAATGTGTCAAGTGTATATATTTTTTTTGGTCTGCCATATGTTAATATAAATGTTGCAAATTTTTTATTCTTCACTTCCATACTCGTCAATGTATTGGTTTGTAATTTCTTTGTTTAATCTAACATAACCTTGTTTAATGGCCTTTTCAAAATCTATAATTACTAATGCACTTAGTTCCATAAGTTCTTGTACATCTTTACTAGAATGTGCATAATAGTCAGCAATTTTAGAATAATCAAATACAATGTGTCTTTTAGCTGAATTAATTAAAAACTTTTTGTCCTGTTCCGATATACTACATTCTTTTATTTTTTGAATTAATTGATCTGCTTTACTGCTGTCGTATAAACTATCTACATTTGGTTTTTCTTTTGAAGATTCATATGTCGGCGCACTTACTTTGTCTGTATATGGATTTTCTTCTAATTTATCAATATTTAGACCTAGGTCAATATGCTTAAAACCCCAATCAACCAACTCTTGTATGTCAAATTCGTTTGCCAATATATCCATATCAAAATCGCCAGTGTTTTTATTTAACCTTATGTTCAATTCCTTTTCTTCGTCTTTTGATAAATCTAATATTACACAATCAATTTCTTTATGGTTTAATTCTTTGCATATTTTTAATCGTTGGTGTCCGCCTATGACAGTTTTATCAGTATTAACAATGATAGGATCTACCAAACCAAACTTTTTAATGCTAGTTTTTAGATCTTTATAATCTTTACTTGTTATTTGTCTAGGATTATATTTTGCAGGTTGCAAAATGTTTATATCTAATTTTTCTATATTCATTTTTTTAACTTTTTATTTAAATCAATTAGTGCATACACTTGGTGGCACACATTTTCCAGATGTTTTATCCTTACATACATATTGTACATTTTATCACTTTCTGCCTTTATGTGACAATCTCTACACAAACCAACTAAATTTTCTATATAATCGTTGGTAATCTTATTTCTTGATCTTTTCTCTATGTGGTGTATATCAACAGCAGGTGCATTACACATTTCGCAAGGCACATAGTCATCAAGAACAAATCCAAAAAATGTATAATATACTTTTGTGTGCTTTTGCATTACTCATTTTTACAACTGTTATTATAAACCTCTAGCAAATTATCTACTGTTGATTTAACACAAGGTGAACAAGATGAAACTTGTTTGTTTGTTTTGAATATGCGATTATAAATATTTAACAAAACTTTTTGTTGGTCTTTTTTTAAAATACCTTTGTCGATTGTTGGTTTAATTTCTTCAAATATTTTCATTTCGTCAGCAGTCATTTGTCTGACATATGGAAACATACTATTAAGTTTTTTACGCCTTTCCTCGCAACCACAGTCATCGCCTAGTATTTTTTTTGCCACTTTGTCAATACCAGTTGTTTTTGTTATTTTTTTTATAGTATCGCCCAGACCTTTACTTACCATAACTTAAATATTAAATATATTACTATTGATGTACCTATTATAAACATAAATTGATCGAATTGGTTTTGTTGTCTCATTTTTTTAAAATTTTTTTTACTTTATTAATTGTATGGTATATTGTATTTCTATTTATTTTAGTTTCTGCACTAAGAGAATTTAAACTGTGATCTTTAGTGTAATACAATTTGAAAATTTGCGAGTCAAACCAATGACACTTTTCTAATGTCTTTTTTATTTTGTCTATATAATATTTTTTCTTTTCTTCCTCATCATCATTTGTTATATCGCTTGTAATATTGTTATTAATTTCTGTAACACTATAATCGTAATATTTTTTATAAACTCTAAAATATGTACTGTTTCTTGAATAATATTGATTTAGCATTATTCTAGATATGTAGAATGTTAATTGTTGTTTTTTTATTAGAGTATTTATTTTTTTTTGATCTGACTTGTATAATTCTTCTACAACAACGCTTAATAAATCGTCCTTATCGTTACTACCACCTGTGACATTATGTGCCATATCTTTTAATCTGTTGTAGTTGTTGGTTAGGTATTTATTTAACATACTTTTATTACCGACTGTACATTTCTTAATTTACATAAATTGTATTCAATACTGGAAATATTAGATATGTCAATTTCTGCTATATTACCAAATGTATTGTGTAGTTTATTATAAATATATTTTTTTGTCTCTTTGTTTTTTTTCAAATCTCGTAGAATAAAACACATATTGACACCACTTGCAAAGTTTATTTTAAACAAATAATTGTTCATATCTACATAAAATTGGTGGTATCTTCCGTTTCTGCTATTTTCAAAAGTTCTAACAGGTTCCATTATAATTGGTTTTCTTGATCCGCATATTCACAAGCATTACAGTCTGCATTATAGTGATATATATTTACATAGCAACCGTAATCTTGCCACCATTTTAATTCTTGTTCTAGTTCTATTATTTTTATATTTAGTTCGTATATAATATCTTTATTTTTCATAATTTATTATTTAAATAACTGCTAATTAACAAAATTGTATTATCTAAGTCATTGCATACTGTTGCATAATATCCATTTTTAGATAAATTTTTTATCCATTGTTTTTGATATGTAGTTGGTTTATTATAACCTACTTTTAATTCTATTGCTAAACCACAATAATGTCCTCTTGGTTCATATATAAATAAATCAGGAAAACCACGCTTGTAGCCAGATTTTTTTGCCTTTATTCTTTGAGACATATGCACTTGATATTGACCACCCATTGATCCACAATATAAAACATTTTGTAGGTCTAAATATTTACATATTGCTTTTTGTAATTCGTATTCTTTCATTTTAAAATATAACTAACATACTGTCGTGCATTCCAGATTTGTTATTTACATATTCGCCTTTAGTATTATAACCACTAAATTTTAGTCTACCTTTTATAAATCTAATTTCTTTTTTATTTGGCAATATATGTTCGTGAAATATTTTTGTGCTTGTAGAAACAGGTAATAACATTACACATAATTTATTTTTTTTGCTTTCTTGAATAGCTTTTAAAATAAATAATTCTTTTAATTTTCTGCTATAAGGTGGATTTATAAAATTTCTTTGTCCCCATTCTATTTTTAAACCATTCCAAGACATATCGTGCATATATGGACAAGGATCAAAATCAAAATTAAATTCTGTATCTAGTTTTTTATAAAAGTCTTTTGGTGTTTGCCAATCGTCTTTGTGTACTAAATTTCTGTTTTTCATTTGTATAATTTATATATTAAATATGATATAATAGGTGTTGTCATAAGTATTGTGAATATATTTATGTGAGGCTCACCACATAAACCTAGTGTGTGTTTTAAAAATTCAATCATACTTTATGTTTTTTTCGCCACATTGTACCTGCTGTCGGACTGTATACTGTTTCAAAACCTAAATCTTTTAAATGTTTTGTGTATTCTTCTTGTCCACGTTTGTCCAACTTCTTATAAAAGTATTCATCAAAATATTCTGGAAACTTTGATTTATTAGAAGAATTAAAATTATTAGACGCCCACCTTTTAAGTCTTAGGTTAATGTCAAATGTTTTTTGCATCTCTGCTCTAAATTTAGTGCCAGATTTATTTTTTTCTGTCCAGTAATAAAAAAAATCGTCTTTATCTTTTTTACTTATATCCTGTATTGTGTGTATGGACTTTTTAAAGTCCTTTATTCTATTTTCTATACTTTCATTTAATTTACTTTTATTTACTTTTACTTTACTAGCATTGCTATCGCTATGCGATTTTTCTGCATTCGCATTACTCCACCTTTTTTTGGCACTAGTACTTGCTTTACTAGATTTATTATTAATTTCCTCAATATGGTTAAATAATCTTTTAGAGTAAAAACAATTATTTTCTATAATAAATAAATCAAAATCCTCTATTACACATTTAAGTGTTTCAGGATCACACTGCAAACCAAATGCAAGTGTGTCATAATCTTCAATACACAGTTTATTTTCTTCTGTAAATAATATTTCTAATACTGCCCAGAAAATACCATATCCCTCGTAACCTAAGCGAGATCTTAATTTTATAATTCTAATGTCAAACCTAGCACTGCTATCGTGATTGAAATATGTTTTTTTCATAATCTAAATATTAAAGGACAGGCAACCAAAAATTGGAATTAGGTTTGTTACTAAGAAAAGATCACCTGCCCTGTTTATATTAAAATGGTATTTTATCGTCTGTAAATTCCAAATCTTTTACACCTTGTTTATCGTAAACCCAATTTAAAAAATTATCAGCATATTTTTCTAAATCATTAAGTTCAATTTTATTATTACAAACTAATTCAACTGCACATTTTAGTATGGCTAATTTAGATATTCTTCTGTCTTTAGCATCAAAAATTTTTGTTTTTTCATCTTTAGTGTAATTAAAATTATTATTACTACCATTATTAGTAAAACCTTCTCTCTGTATTTTAATATTACCTGTTTCAGTTTTAGTGTAATTTATTGTATCACCAACAGCAACATACGGATTATCAGTTGTTTTAAAAATAGCACCTATATCGTCATTTTCTAATTTTAATTGAAATACATACAGTGTTTTGCCATCTCTTGTTATAAATGGCTTTTCTTTTTTTTCTATTTCTATTATTTTACTTGTTTTCATATTCTAAAAATTCTTTAAAGTTAATATTTAAAATCCTACACAGTCTGTCTGCTTCACTAATTTTTAGTGTACCGGGATT